TCAAGGACTGACGGCGCTTTTGCAATTCTTCCATCGCATCCCGCTCACGCAACTTGGCTTCCAACTGTTGCACACGCTCTTCAGAACGGTTAACCGCCTTGTGCGTGTAGTCTTCAATGTCAAGTTCTGGAATGGGCAAGTCTGGTTTGACCTTTTTGGTCATACGCAGAAAGTCTTTGCGAGTGGCGGGATTCTCAGCGAGTTGTTGGGCCAAAGCCGCTAACTCATCCCGAGCATCTGATGTGATGTTTTCAAGTGACATGATTTACCCTCTTTATACGTTCCAAGTTGCACCACGTTTTATGTAACCAATGTTTGCATGGGATACATTAAACATAGCACCTAGTTTACGATGAGAAAAATCAGATTCACGAATGAATTTGATTTGCTCTTCGTTTAACTTTGATTTACCGCATTTTTCTCCACGAGCAGAACGCTTCTTTGCAACCATATCACTTGAGTTTTGCTTGTGAGTAGCAAGCCACAAGTGATTAGGATTCACGCAATAAAGATTGTCACAACTGTGCGCCACTATCATTCCATCCGGTATTTCTCCGTTGAAAATTCTGTATGACGCACGATGTGCCAATTCGTTGTTCTTTTTTCTTTTTGGAGGATTAGCAAATCCATAACCTGCAGGAGTAACAGCACCCATCCAAATCCAGCATCCCGCTTCCGGGATAGCAACGGATTTGTTGATGATGTAGTCCTGCTCGGTCATATTAAATTACACGTTTCCCGTCAGCAGGTTTCTGCACAGCCATGCCAGTCTTGCCGACTTTGCCCGGAGTGGACAAGCCACCAAGTTGTGAGAAACGGGGAGTGTTGGTGATAACACCGTTTTGCTGATTGTTGTCAGTGGGACGGCGGGGTGCGGCTGCGCCACGGGGCTTGAACAAGTCCATGTTGTTTCCTTACATAGGTGGGGGAGTTGGTGCGCCACCAGGAGGGGGCATACCGGGAATCGGCGCTGCTTGCATTGCCTTACCTTCAGGCGTTGCGCCACCTGCCTGGGGTAATGTTTGCAGCATCTGCAAAATTTCAGACTGCTGGAGTTCGTTGGTTTTGTTTTTCCGTGGCCCCATCAGCCCAGTGAGGGTGCGAATAGCTGCCAGAGCTTTCTGGCCCTCTTCAGATTCAGACCCGAGTGCCGGAAGAGACTGCTCCAGCAAGTCCATTGCCATGCCAATGTTAATCATTGCCGCCTCTTTTGAACCCATCTTGGGTTCAGGCGTAGACATGGGGGAAGCCATCGGGGGAGTTTCAGCGTCAGAGATTGCGCCGGGAGGCATACCTTCAGGTTCAGGGACGGGAGCGGGTGCAGCGGCAGAACGACTGCCTCGCATCAATTCCATCAACTTGTCTGTTGGTACTGCCATAAAAACTCCTTGTGCGCCGTTTGTAACCACTTACAAACCGCTTGTCAATAGGTGGGAAGCATTTTATGTCAGCTTCCCAAAGACAAATCCTTACGGATTACTTGCGGCCTTTACGACCTTTACGACCTTTACGCATGATGCGCTCCTTGGTACAAGCGGCCACTTACTTAACGGGGAAGCAGCCATACCCTTTTCCCTTGCGGGGAATCAACGCCGAGTTTTACGACCACGCTTTGCTTTATACATGATAGCTCCTGGTTAGCTTCGCCGAGAATAGTCCCGTTGACTACGCCCGGTGTAGTTTTTAACCCCAGTTTGGCGGTATGTCAAGCTGGGGGACGATTCCCCTCTTTTCAGTTGCTCTGTGCTTGCCCTTGGCTGGTCAGCTTTGGGTGGCACGATTGCTTGTGTAGCCATTATCCTACCTGCTTTAAGTCTGGTTTACCCTCTGCCTTGGGAGGCGGCGCAGTCGGCTGGGCTTGCTGCTTGGCCTCCATCTTTTTCAGTCTGTCCTTGAGCAATTGTTTCATCGGCGGCTCCAGCAAGTCAAGCAAGGATTCCTTGTCAATGACCTGGGCCTTGAACAGATTGAAAGCAAGCTGGCGCATGTCTTCCATGAAGATAGGCGAGTTGGAGTGAGCATCCACCTTCACCACAAAGTCTTTGGTGAATTGTTCGGCAATGAATTTGTGGTTGTCCATGTCTGTGAAATGCGTTGCATCGTAGGCTTGCATACACTTCAAGTACAAGGTTGCCAGCTTCTCCAAGCTGTCTTCAATGATGAGCGCACGTTTCTTGGCACGGCTGGAGCCAAGTCTTGCAAGCTGGGATGCGTGACCAGACGAGCGCACACCTGCCTCACCACGGCCTTGCAACACCGACACAATGCCAGATGCCTCTTCAAACATCAGGTCAATCTCACCAATTTCTTTGAACAAATCAGGTGGAATAGTAGGCGCTAACTTCTCTACCTTGGCATTTGGCATGTCAGTTGCCAACAAGCCACCAGCACGGTTGAGCGCAAAGTTCTTCTCATCCAAAATGCCTGTGAAGCCAATCAGTGCAGTGGGTGGGCTGACTTGTTTGGAGAGCAAGTCTAGGATTTCAGCCATGCGTTTATTGCGTAGCTGCTGGAGGAACACCAGCCGCTGAACCTCAGAGCCACCCCAGTAGTAGTCGTACAGAGGGTTTGGGCAAATCTGCACGAATGGCAATTCACCTTTGAGGAACACCTGTTCGCCAGGACGGTCATAGATGATTACGTCTGGGTCTGCTTTGGTGATGACTTGGTAATCTTTGGTTTCATCGTTCCATACCCATAACTCAGTCATCTCAACCGTGTCTTCAGCAACCGTGGCTTTGTAACGGTTCTGTCCGGCAAGGTCTAAGTTCACATTACCGTACATGGTCGGGTTTGACTGGCTCAGAATGATGCGCTCAATGCCGTTGGCAACTTCTGTGCGTTCATGCTGGGTGGAAGTGATGCGTTTGACAATCTCTTCCCGGCGGGGATGACTGTACAGACGGTCATACAACTCAGACTTGGTGATGTAGTAAGTCTGGGTGATGGCTTCTTGCCTGTCAGAGTAGGGCGTATCTTCCCGCAACACCCCGATACAAGCTGGCTCCACCATGTACGGATGGATGCCATTGTTAATGATGAGCTTGATAAAGGTAGAGTTATAGACCAGTGACCAGGTGGTAGCAGCAGAAAACACTTGGTCAGCGTTGCTATTTAGCCACTCATCGTTGAGCGCACGGGTCAGAGCCGGGACTTTTGTCTGCTCTCTGGGGTCTACAGCCGCACCAACGTCAATGGAAAAGCGGGTTGTTTCCGCTGAATACAAGAAGCTGGTCAGCTGGTCAATGTGTGGGAAGATTTTGTTGTACAGGGCCGGGGAGTCATCCGGCCCGTTACCGAACAAATACCAACTCCGCAGGGAGCCATAGTCTACTTTTCTCTCTTGCTGGGAGACTTGACACTTGGCAATCAGGTCAAGGTAGAACAATTCTCTATCTACGGGGTTGGTAGGTATCCTCATGTTGTCTTCACCTTCAGGTTATCTGGGTCTTGCATAGTGCCAACACCCGCTTTGGGGCCGGACAGCGAGCCTGTGGGGGAGGCATCTTTGGGCATTATGCTCACAGCCTCGTCCCTTACTGGTTTGAATTGTCCACCAAGAACGGATTTCATGCTAATACTACCACCGCCGCCCCAAATTGCCGCATCTCCGGGCCGTGCCTCTTTCTTTTGGGCATTCATAGCATCTGTGGCTTGGTCAAACTCTTTGTCAGACAACTGATTGTTACGTTTGAGGTAACCAGTCTGGTGTTCGCCCTCACGGGTGGACTTTATATCCGTCATCCCGTAGTCCATCGCCAATTGCTTCACGGTTTTGTCCGTATGCTTGGTTTTGGCAGACCGTGTGCCCACAGGCTTCAAGAAAACAACGGACAGTTCGCCGTTGCAGTGTTTCATAGGGCATTTAGGCTCCCAAGCCTCAAAAATGCCGTGATTTTCGCAGTGATAGTCTTTTAGAACGCTCATAGTTACCCTCTTAGTGCTTCGTCAAGTGTGATTTCAGAATAGTCATGGCGGTTAACCATGCCGACTTTTAGTTTGATGCCCCCTGATGTGACCTGTAAACCCATGCTTGCCATGATGGGTGGCTTGCTTTCCTTCCTGTATTCCACGTATCTTGTCCTGTCTTTGTTCTGCATGACCCGTACATTCCCGGCTTTCCACTGCTGGTAGGCCTTGCTGACCCGTATTTGCATCACTTCTGTGAGCGGTTCTTTCTCACGGATGAACACATCTAGGAAGTGAGCCAGGGATACACCCGCCAGTTCGCAAAACAGGTTGATAGAAATGCCCCTGTCTTTGTCCGCATGAAAGCGTTTTATCTGGCGTTTGAGTTCAAACTTCGACAGGGACTGCATATTTGTACTCCACCGTGTAGCCCACGGACTGCAAATAATCCAAAAACTCTATCTCGCCGTATGCGTTTGTGATGTCTGTGGGGACAACGATGTGGTCATCATCCATGAGCTTGCGTGTTTGGGCATGACACCCAAGCAATCTGTCAAACGCAAAACCTTCTTCGTGAAAACCGTTGCCAACATACTCCATAGAAAAATATTTGGCAATGTGGTCAGGTGCATACCTATATCCCAACTCCTGCAACTGGGGCTTGAGCAAGGCAGATAGCTGGGCATCCTCGTTCCAGCCGTGTATGTCGTTGGCTTGTAGATGGGTGATGCCATGCTTATTGCAAGCAGACAAGAAGCGCCTAGAGCGCAGGGAAAACCCACCGTTTTGTACCACCCGAACCCCAGGTGTACCTACCCAGGTGAAGTTCAGGTACAGGTGAAACCCCTCACCTTGCGGCAAAAAGGCACAGTGAGAGGGTGCGCCTATGTAGTCGTACTCATAGTATTCCGGCAAGAAGTTCTCACCGTCCAGCACCCAGCCGTCATCTTGGACAATCAAACAATACTCTGTGTCTATGAATGCGTAAAGCTGGTGCATCATAAAAACAGAGTACTGAAGGTAGTTGATAAACCCTATCTGCTTCCACTCTATGTTGTCTGGCAAGTTGTCAGGCTTGGACAAGGACAACAGCAAGCCTTTAGAGCCGGGTAACTCTGCCATGCTTCGCTTGATGCTTGGCAAGGCAGAAGCACCGTTGTTGTGTCCGTAGACAGACACGATGGTTAGGTCATTGTGTTCCATACATTCCTATTCGTTTGAGATAGTCACTGACGTTTCTGCCCACAGATATTTGTTCAGGTGTGAAGTTCTCTTGGGCATGGCTAACTTGCCGGGTAATCTTTTGGGCAATGAGTCTGGGTTGAATCTGCTCTGCAAAGGCTACGCAAGCCAGGGCAGTGGCAATCACACGGTCATCCTTGCCCCTGCCGGGTGCGCCCAAGAAGGAGCCTTCCCGCACGATGCCCTTCATTTCTTCCAGAGTCTCCATGCTGCGTATCTTTATCATGGAGCGCTCAAAGTAATCTTTCATGTACTGGAGCATCCGCTCTTTGGAGTTGGTAGTGGTCAGGTAGCCAATGCTGTTGGAGAGGCCACCAAGCGTGTCATTACGCCTCCAAATGTAGTTGGTCATGCTACCCAGCACATCCATCAATCCGTGCCCCATAGCGCCTCCTAGCGAGACTGCCATGCGTTTCAAGTTACGTATCTCGTTAATCACTGCTTGACCAGGGCCATTGACTTCCAGGTTGAGCGTAGAGTTCTTGTAAGCGCCAGCAAGGTGAGCGATGACCCACGCAAACTGGTAGGTATTCATCTCAGAAGTGGCAAACTCAGCAACTTGGTCAAGTCCATCTGCGTAGCACCTGTAGACCTGGATGCAGAATCTATCTGCCCAATCAGAGCTACCGTAAGCGGGGTCAGCACCGATAACGTAATAAGCAGTGTCAACAGGTTCTTCCCAGACCGTGAGTGTGCCCAGTCTTTCAGTGGACTTAATGACTTCAGTGTCTTGGAACAGTTGTCCAAAAGCATAGCGATAGTGGTCTGGTACAAGTTTCTTGGCCTCTTTAGCTGCCTCTGTGCAGCGGGTGGTGGAGAAGAAGGATGTGCCTGTCATCACAAAGGCATAGTCCTCAGTTGGGGGGAACTCTTGGTACATCAAGGATTCATCTTTGATACCTTCGTGCATTTTCCACCGCCACCAAGCCATCTGCCGGGAGTTGACCTCAAAGCCGTAGAGCTTCTTAATGTCTTTCACCCACTCCTTCTCTTCCGCACTGAGCTTGCCATCCCAGTAGACCTTGTAGATGTTGGAGTCGCCAGGAACAGAGTAGAACTCATTTCTCCACCAGCCGCAGAAGATGGCCCTCTGTGTCTTTGCTTTCTTAGCCGTCTTGTACATGTCGTGGAACATGTTGAAGCCCTGCGCTGTACTTTCAAACATGTAAAGCCGCTCAGGGTTCTTTTCAGCAAGAGAAGCTATCAGTGAGGCTAAACCTTCTTCGTTTCCCCAACTGGCTGTCTCTGTACCGTGTAGATATGTGATTGCTTTTCCTTGTCCCAACCTTGATTTATTACCAGCAATTTGGTAGAAGATTCGGCTTCTGTTCTTGAGCACCATCTGGTTTCTGTTGTGGGCCACAAGTGGAATTTTGTACTCCTTGGGGAGTCCTTCCATATACATAGCGAGAGTCGAGCGAAACATGTCTCTGTTCTCTTCTGTATCTGCCACAAGTGTGCCCTGCCATCCAGGGTGGGTAAATTGCCAGTAAAGGTCAAGCGCCAGCGAAACAGTTGTGATACCCAACTGCCTACCTTTGAGGATGACAAAGAAGTGAACATCATCTTCCAGACCCTTCTTGATTTCTTCCATCACATACGTCTGAGTCCCCAGCAGGGTTCCCATCTTTTTCAAGCCCTCTTCCTTTGTCTCAATCTTGAGTTCGGAACAAAACTTGTAAAACTTATTCAGGTCAAAGTTCATGCTTTTCTTTGTTTGTCAAAAGAGTCCAGGTTCCACTCCGCTATCGTTGCCGCTACCTCTTTGTTCTTGGCACAGCGTATCAACTCCTTGTAAAACAAATCAGAATAAGTTGATTTCCACTCCGCTGCCAACGCCCTCTTAGCAGATGGCTTAATGCAGGACAAGGCCCGTGCCATCTCTCTTTTCAGCTTCATACGAGAAACGTATAAAGCCATCTGTGTATCCTTGCTCGTATCCATGAGCTACCGCCTCATCTATTTGTCCAGCCAATACCTGCACCACTAACTCTGTTTGGCAAAGACGAACCAGCAAAGCCCTACAGACTTCACGCAATTCATCCTCCTCCATCCACAGTAGTTCCGTCACCTTGTTCTCCACACCCTCACCACAAGCCCCTCTGTCTTAGCCGTCAACCCTATCCCTAACCGCCTGCTGGCCCTGTAGTTGGCATTCAACACCTTTTGTCTCGCCCCCACAGGCACACAGAAACTGTCACCCACATCCATCTCCTCATAAGGGTAGGCATACACCACCCTGGGCACAGGAACAGGCCTACCAGTCTCCAATTCAATCGCAGTAATCATCACCTAACCCTCTCTACAGATAACGCTATATTACAGCCATATCAGGATGTTTGCAACATCCTTAGTCGCCCCACGTAAACATGGGGCAAAAAAAAGAGCTACGCAAGTGGTAGCTCTAAGTTCTAGAAGAACGATGACAAACACGGCTGGAGACTGTTTGGTGGAACTACTGTCTAGACGGTAGCCAATCCCCATGCGTGTTAGCACGGAAGCTGGTGAGGATTTACCAGAGGCGGTGCGATTCCTCAAAAGAGGCGGGTTCCCGCATGAACCAGTCAACTCCCGTAAACATGAATATACCAGAAACTATATTTTTTTTGGGGGGAGGGAGATGTGGGGTGCTCACCTCACCAGACTCTGCGACCCATCACCTCGGGCCTGTGCTGCTGCTGGTGGCGTGTGCGTGTACATCATGCCCAACCCCAACCCGATACGCAAGCATGGCATCCTACGCAAGCATGGCACGTCATCACAGGGCGACCCCAAGGGAAACCCCATTAGCCGGAGGGCGGTAAGTGAGAATAGTTCTCATCCCCATTACACTAAGCTGGTGAATACAGTAACACACATATAAGACAATAATCAATAAAAGAATAATAGTTACTATATATATTATATAACCTATTAACACACACCGGGTGTCTCTTATCAATAATAAGACTATAACACTGTAGGGATATACATTAGGGTTTATTCTAGGCTATATAAATCAACAAGTTACAGTATCTGGCACGATTCTATTATGCTATATAGGTGTAGGGGTTGAAAAAACCACTACACCTAACCTAACCTAACCTAATC